GCTTCGACAATTAGGCCCGATTTAAACGCCGTTAGCGATACAGTACCTTTCGTTATAAGAAACCAACCAACGGAACGCATCGCTATTGCGAAGCGATACTTCATTATATCCGGCTTTAATCTCTGCCTTATGCCTTGCCCAAACAGCCTGATATAGATTGTCATAGTTTCCTAAGTTATGATCGCGACCCCTAATGCATATGTGAGCGCGCCAATTTCCCCGATCTTTTTCCCAACATACACCCATGATACCGGAACTAGAACGCGAAGTCGCGCCGCGATTATGTGAGTTTTGAGTAGCAGAAACAACGTGAAGATTAGCAATCCGGTTATCGCATCGAACCCGGTTTTTATGATCAATCTGCTTGCCTTTAATCGGCCATTGTCGATGAACATAATACCACGCTAAACGATGCGCTAGAAAACTATCACCATTGATACTTATCGTTATATACCCTTGCGCGTTGACCGACCCGGCCATTGACCCGGCCGCCATATGGCCCCGGCCTTTTATCCAGGTAAATTGGCCGGTGTATGGGTTATATGATAAAAGGCTAATAAGCCGCGCCCACGAAAGACGGCTTTCTTTGTCCATAATAAACGACAATAATTTGCTATCCTCTAAGATCAACGCTGTTAGCATATTCCGCCTTTCTTTGTTTTCACGACATATGGAACGCCCGGCATAAGAACGGCGTTAGAATCGCCTTTTTTGATCCAATCCGGCCGCCTTTTTCGCACTTCCTTGATAATCCCCCGAAGGCGTTCCACTGATAGCGCTATTTTGTCAATATCATCCGTCAATATTGGAATCATAATCAGGGAGTCGTCAAAACCGGCGTTTTTACCCGACCAACCATAACTAGAAATTTTACTTAACCGCTTTGTAAGATTAGCGGCCGCTTCGATAGCATCGTCGAAGACTATCCGGTCCTTTTTTCGAATCATTATTTCCCTTTCCTAAATTTTAATTGTTGTTGAACAGCATTCGCCCATAGCTTCCGAAGATCCGTTTCCCTGAAGTATCGATCGACGCCGCCGGATAACCATTTGACCCGCGCCGGTTGTAATCGATTTTGATACTTATCATAGGTTTGCAATTTCCTAAGTTTTTGACCTTTACGCTTATAAAGCGATAACCGGGATCCGCCGCGGCTTTTTATGATAAATGGTTTTCGGTATCGCTTCCGGCGAAGAATACTCAAGGCGACGATTGTTCGATGCTGTTCGTCGGTCGCGTTTCGAACGTTGATATCATCGGGAACCGTCAGAAAATCTTTCCCCGGCATAAACCGCGCCGATGGGATAACCGCTTTCATTTCGTCGCCGCGGCGGCCTTCTAAAGTCGCAATTCGGGCGCGTTCGGTTCGTTGGCCGGTTTCTTGTTCAACCCAGCCGGAAAAACCGCGCTTTTCGAGAGATCCCATAATTGCGCGTTGACTTCGAACCGGTTCCCGGCCGTTCGCCTTGACGACATTCATTTGTCGTTTAATAAAGCCTTCCCGGCGAACCGTCATTTTAGATTTAATTATCGCAAGGGAGTTTAGGCGCGAACCGAACGCTTCGGAATTAAGAACATTAGCCGAAGCATACCGAAATTGTTTAGGCGCGTTTTTATAAAATCGCTTCAATTTCTTTAAATCTTTTGTTGTTAACTCGAACATCGCTTCAGCCATGGCAACGACCTTTCTTAAAAATGCCTTTTGCTTTCATTTTACGTTTCGGCCTGAAATAAAAGCCGTCTAAAACTTGAGACTGAAAAACCCGATCCCGACGAACAAATTTTTTATCGAAATACGGTCCTTCGGGAACCGGTTCGTCGTTTAATAAATCGTCGATATCGGTATCGCTAATATAACAAACCGAAACGCGGGAAAAATTTTCAAATTGCGAAATCGCCGTCGGCGAAGACGAATCGACAAGAACCCATGTTCCGGTAGTCACATAACCGCAATTCGGGCAACGTTCCGTATCGGTCGTCGCTATCATAGAACCCCTAAAACGTATGAATACCGATCGATTTTAAATCCGTTTTCGACCCGGCGTAATCTTCGGCAATCTTAAAAAAATGCTCGTAAATATGCAAGCCTTTTGAAACCGCTATGATATGCCCGTCTTCTAAAAGCGGTTTGTTTTGTATCCAAATTGTTGAATTAAGATAATCTAAACAAGTTTCTTTCAACATTTGAAGGCCGCCCAAATTTTGCGGCAATCCGGCGATCAAATCCCATGAACGAAAATAAACAACGAAGTGAAGTTTCCCATATCTAACCCGCATATCAATCAAACGTAAACAAGGCGGCTTCGCAAAATCAAGGCCCGGCGATTCGCCGATTGAAATAGTCGCCTGATTACAACCGCCGTCGCCGTTGGCTAAAAGATCGCAACATTTTTGCCAACGCGGCGCGATCCAAGTCGCATATTTATATTCGTTGGCGGCCGCTTCTTTTTCATCTTCAAAATCGGGATTCATAAGGTAATCATGAAAATATTTCTGAATCGCCTTTTCCGACGTTGGAACGATATCCCCGGATTGGCAAGCAAGCGGCCGAATGCCCGGTTGGTAAATATTAATAATCGCCATATCAAGTTCCCGGCGAAGTTGACCTTCAAATTCGCCTTTATCAACTAGATATTCATGGCCAGTATGGACGCAAGCATAAATAGCACGAAACCATGCTTCAGGAATTGTCATCGCTTTAATCAATGTTTCTTTCACTTTTTAAACCCCCTTTAAAAAGTCTTATTCTAAAAAAGACCTAATCGATATCGACAACAACGCCCGACGGTTTCGGCGGTGTTCGCGGAACCTTTCGTTCGGAACGCGGCGACTTCGGTTCCGGCGGAAGCAAATCGTCGGTTATTCCCAAATAACCAACCGCGTCGACAAGATTGTCGCGTTTCCGTTGATGACATTCGCGCGCCATTTTGAAATCGGCAAGCATGAACGTTACGTCGGCCGCGTCCAAGTCGGCATTTATTTTTAACCGTTGCCGAAGATACTGATTCCATCGGGCGGCGATATCCGGGAAGGCGTCTTCCGGGTTTCCATACTGATCTTGACGTTCGCCATTTATAACCCGCTTTGCATCATTGAAAAGACATTCCCCGCGATCAAGTCGTTTCCCACGTTCCATAATCTAAAATCCTTTCCCCTTTTAAAGTTTTATTTGAACCCGGTTTCCCCAACCGCGGATAAAAATTTCCTGCGACCGATCCTTTTCCGCGATCGCGATATACCGGGCGACCCGATAAGCATTATACCAGAAAATGAAAATCCGATCCGCTTCTTTATCGTCGCGCGACGTCAAATAATATCTTTTAATCGCCGCGACTGTAATCGGCCCGATTTTTCCGTCGACTTTTATATCGGGATAATAACGCCCGTTGTTGTTTAAAATGTTAAGCGTTCTTTGAAGCAACCGCCCAGCCCACGCGACACCCATATTAACCGCCGAATCAAAAACCGCGTTCGCGATATCTTGCCTATACAGAAAATCGCCGGAAACCTTTTCCCAATAATTATCTTTGTAAAATTCCTGAACCGATTTTTCCATCGAAGCATTAGCCCGAAGCGAATCCGGGAACCCCGGCATTTTCTTTGCCATATCAATAACGATCCAGCCTTCCCATTTCGGATGAAACTTTCGAGCGATCCCCTTGTAAGTTTCGCCGCCGCGGTCGGACGGATGGATCGAATATCCGCCTTCCGCCAATTCCGTTCGCCCATACGCTTTTTTAAAATCAGTCATGTTCATAAAATCCTTTCTTATCGAATGAAGATACAAAAAACGCCGCCCAAAAAAGCGACGACCACACAATACCAAAAAATTACCGCGACAACATTAACGCGTCGAATCTCTTGTTCCGTTGTCAACGGTTCGCGCCGATCCATTCTTTTCATTCGTCCCCCTTTCTTAGATAAAGTCGTCCATTGAAAAATATTTAACCTTTGGCCGCCATATTTCCCGGCGGCCTTCCTTGACTTTTCTCCAGGCCCAAAGCTGAAGTTTCGTTCCCGGCGTTAACAACCAATCGACGCAAGCCGAAGATTTATTCCCGGTCATTTCTTTTAGATGACTTGAATATCCCGACGGCCCGGTCGACTGTATCCCCAAAACCCCTGAAGGCGTTAACACGATAATGTCGATTATTCCGAAAAGATCCCGGCGCTTTTTTGCGCGCGGGATCCATTGTTCGACTTTATCAACCGGGAAACCCATTCCCCGGAAATGCTGAAGCGTTTTCGAAGTGTAGTTCGGCCGCTTCTTATTTTTCGCTAGTTCAACCATTGGTTTCCTTTCTTCTTAACGGGCGCTTTTCTTTAGCGCCCGTTAAAATGGTTTATAAATATTGGGAAAGGTCAACGCCTTTCCCATATATTTATATATACCCCCATTGACCTTTGACCTTTAAAAAAATTTCGTTTAAAATTAGGCACTTATTAAAGGTCAATGGCGATATTGACCTTATTGACCTTTGACCTTTGTTTTCCCTTTAAAATCAAGCACTTATTAAAGGTCAATTTAAAGGTCAATGAATATTGACCTTTGACCTTACCTTAACGCCGCCCGTTAAGGTCAATAAAATTAACCTTTAACCTTTTCATTGACCTTTAAACATTATCGTTTATTTTCGTTCTTAATATGTAGGTTGTGAAATTCTTAGGATTCGTTTTAGCCGGTTTAGCTAATACATGATATTGTTTATTTTCTAGGATAAAATCTTTTTCAAATATCTTATTTAGATATTTTAGGATCATCCCGGAACTTTTATCAACGAAGTTATTTTCGGTCGCCATACGCTTTAATTCGGTAAAAGAATATTCTTTATCGTCATCGATCGCGTTATGAATTTGACAAAGAAGTTCGTTTTCCGGCGGCCGGGTTTCAACTTCGGAAAGCGTTTCTTTAAAGAATGCCTGGACGGTTTGAGTATGGGATTCTTGCAATTTGACCGACCCTTTTCCATACCATTGATTCGACGAAGATTCTTCGCCTAAATTCATCTTTGCGCTGTTTAAACTGATATGCCAACGACGGCGATCCGCGCCGCCCGGAATATTATATTTATCCGGCCCCGCTTCCTTTTCCGACATATAATCCAGAGTATGAGCAATCCGGCAAGCCGCGCCCAGCGCCGACGCGCCACGCGCTGAATCAAGTTCCCCCCGGCCCGAATCGGATGACTTTTTCCGCGCGTGATGAACCAACGAAACCGCGGCGTAAGTTTCTTCGGCGATATACCGGAAAACTTCGGCGACGGCGTAAATATGCATATTGTCATTTTCATTTAAATTATGGGATCCGATAAAAGGATCGATTATTAACAGCCGCGCTTTTAATTTCTTTAATATGTAAATTGTTTCGTTAACGGTTTGATCGTTGATCGTCGCCGTTTGTCCGGTTAGATCCCCACAAAATATTTTTTCCCGGTTACGCGCGGAAAAATGATAAATGTTATGACATTTCGTTTTATCAATACCATGATAAATAAAAGCCGCGGCTAACCGGCGTTCAATTTCAACTTCAGGATCTTCCATATTAAAAAGTATAACCGGTCCCGTTTCGATAACTTCATTAAAGGTTAAGTTTCGCCCGGTCGCAACGGCCAACGCTTCGAGAATTGAAAAGGAAGATTTTCCGACGCCGCCGGGCGCGATCGTCGCCGTAACAAAACCCGGCGCGAAACGATTCTGAAGTAAGAATTCACGTTGGGGAATGGTGGAGAAATCTTTTTGATTAATACATTTCAACCCGGCCGCGATCGATCCCGCCTTCCCCCAGCCGTAAAGCCGGTCAAGTTCGTCTTCCGTCATATTGGTAAAATCAACTTTCGGCGGCGGAACGATTATCGCGGGCGCGCCGAACATCGCTTCCGGCGTTTTGGATCCGGGCGCGCTATGTTTTGACTTCGCGCCGGAATTGCAAATTATCTGAAGTTCCCGATCCTTGACCGGCGGATAAACGCGTTCGAGATTCCAAAGGGATAGAAGTTCCAACGTTTTGCCCTCTGAAAGCCCGAAATCCTTCATTTGGCAAGCCATATTGAAAAGGCTGTTATTCCTGGATCCTTTTTGAATCGGCGGTTGATTTTTTAACCATTCCGTTACTCTAGTAACGTTATGCGGTTCGTCGAAAGTAAAGCCTTCAGGCGTCGGAAGCTGTTGAACTTCTTTTCGTTCGGTGAAGACTTTCGGCATCCATTCAGGTATAGCGCCCAACGGACCATCTTCGACAAGTTCGTATCGCTTCCATTCGCCGGTTACTTCGTCTTTTGCGATTGATCCGGGAATCAAGACGTATCCGCCAAGGGAACGCGAATCCAGGCCGGGAAGTTCATCGGCTTTCGTTAAGCCTAATCCTTCATAATGATAATGATACCCGTCGCCATTTGGCGTTCTAACCTTGTAATTGGTATCCGCGGATTTTGTATATTTGGCTAATTCCGCGAATCCGTTGTTCCCATGCTTCATATCGACGTCAAGAACGAACTTGTTACTTCGGCCGCAATCAAGCGCCCAATTGCAACCGGGATACTTTGCGGCGTATTCGTGAATTTTATCAGGATCAATTGTCGCTAATTTATCTTTTCCCCAATCAAACCCGGCGAAAGGCTTTTTATTCAAGCCGACCGGGAAAACATACCAACCTTTTGACGCATAATGAAGCGCCATTTTCAACGCGGGATTCGTTTCCATTTATCACCTGTTAACCGAAGTAATCGTTATCGGTAATTGTTGCTTCCATGAAGGCATAACGGGAAATATAAATTCCCATTGATCGGGCGGCGGCTTCGAGTTTTAACGCGGAAGGTAAAGAAGCGTTGCGCTTCTTAGATAGGACTTGTCCAATAAAAGCCCGGCTGTAACCGGCGCGGCGCGCAAGTTCTGACTTTTCGCCGCGTTTCCATTTCTCGTTTAACATCGGGTTAACTCCTTTCGTTTTTTATATCCGTCATGTTTACATGAAAATACGGATAGATGTCAAGCGGATTTTAAAAAAAAGATTTTAGCCAATGTTTATAGGCGTTCCGCGGTTTTTCCTGGACCCCGGCGAAAAAGAACTTGACAAAACTTTACAAAAGGTTTACAACTGTTCGCATTTAATTCTAAAGAAAGGAGCCTGAATGGCCGATGATACTGTTAGAATTTGGGGAAGAATCCTTATGAAGACAAAACGAAGCGTAAAACTAAAGAATACACGAACCGACGCGGAACGCTGGATCCCGTTATATGTTATCGAAGACGCCTATCCGCCCGCGAAGGCGTCGTTCGATGCGTCCTTCGATATACAAAAATGGTATGTTGAAAGCGTTTCGTTCCCGTTAAAGCGGTTCAAATAGGCGGCCCGCGCCTTGCAAGATATAGGCCAAAAATAGGTAAAAAAAAATTAAAAAAAAGTCGGAAAAAAGCTAAAGTTTTTTTTAAAAAAATCCGATAAAACACTTGACAGGTTAAACAGATTTGTGTATTATGTATTTAACAGGTTAGGAAAGCAGTTCAAATCAACGGCCGAAAAGGCCAAAGAAAGGAGCAAAGAAATGGAAAAGAAAACCGGAAGCAAACCCCTAGCACTTATCACCCGGCGGAAAGATGTCGTCAAGTTTTTTAAGACGATCGACGCGACCGCGTTGAAGGACGTCGCCGCCATGATAGCCCCCGTCGTAACGGTTCAGTATTACGCCGAAACCGCGGAAGTCACCTTGACCGACGCCCATAACTTCAAATGGCAATTCCCGGCCAACATGATTTCGAACGTCTTGAAAGAAATCGATCCTTTCCTTAATCGCGATTAACCAACCTTCAAAGGCGCGCCTTCGGGCGCGCCATGGGAGAAACTAACCATGGAAGAAAAATTGAAAATCGGAAAAGATGTCGCCCGCGAACGAGAAAGACTAATTGAAGCGGAAATCGAATATTTGGTTCAAGACGTTGAAAACATCGGCAAAAAGGATTTTTTAGCGCCCGCGATTTGTTCACATCTTCGGCATTACTTGAACGTACCGGATAAAGATATCCGCGCGGCCGTTGATAAGTTCTTCGCGGATAAAAAACCGAAAGAACCGATCAAAATAAAAATCAATCCGATGTTTCATTGTACGGCTTGCGGATTGCTTTTTCATTTCGACGACATCGGCGAAGTTGAAATGTTCGCCGACCTTTCCGAAGAAACGCCGGTCGTTTTTCCCGCGCTCCCTTCAACCGTTAGAACTTGTCCGGCTTGCGAAAAGCCCGCGGGTTTACATGAATGGAAATTAACGCTTCCCCGGTCGGACGAAAGGAATTGATAACATGAACGAAGTAATACGAAAACGGTTAATAAAAATCCAGGAATTAGCGAAGCGCGGATCCGACGGCGAAAAGGAAGTCGCCGCCCGAATGCTGAACGATTTGTTAACCCGTCATAATTTGAAACTGGAAGACCTTTCCGACGATCGGGTTTATTACGAATTCGTTTACAAGCTGGCATATGAACGACGGATCCTTTTTCAAATCTATGCAAAGGTAACGGGCAACAATCAAATAAGTTATAAACGGACGAACAAAACTATTTTTTTTAAACTTACGAAAAAGGAATACGAACAAATCAAGGAAATGTTTCCCCGATACCGGGCGGCCTTCAAAAAGGATTTAGATGATCTAATGGTCGCCTTCGTTCAAAAGCATAAGTTATCATCGGGAACAATTTCGTCGGTCGACGACGATATTGATTGGGATTATCTGAATCGAATTATCAATATGGCCGAAAATCTTAACAACGCGCCCGCGTCAAAAGAACGGCGCTTAAAATCCTAAACCCGGCCGCCCGTATGGCCTATATCTTGCAAGGCGCGGGCGGCCAGAAAGGAAAGGGATCATGTTTTATTTCGTTTTAGCTATATTTATTCTTGTTTGCTTGATGACCGCGTTTTCCATTGGCGCGGTTATCATGATTCCGTATGTTGAAAAATTGGATCGGAAGGTCGAAGATACAACAAAGAAAGTTTTAAACAAATTATATTAGAAAGGAATTAAAAAATGCCGAAAGAAATAACGAGACAAGAATTAATGGAATTAACGCGATATGATCCGTCGACCGGGAAATTTTTTTGGCGTAAAAATCGAATAGGCGGCGCGAAAAAAGGCGACGAAGCCGGAACCAAGCATAACCGCGCGCTTGTTCTAAGTATCAACAATAAACGCGCGCCCGCGGCCCGGTTAGCTTGGCTTTATATGTGGGGAAATTACCCCAAATACCATGTTCATCATAAAAACGGGAATTGCTTCGATAACCGAATTGACAATTTGATATGCCATGAATATTTTCGAACGAAGCGTCGTCGAAAACCAAACCATAATAATACAAGCGGCGTTACCGGCGTTTATTGGGATAAGCGCGCATTAAATTATTATGCGGCGATCGGCATTAAAAAACGTTGGGTTTGGTTAGGATGTTACAAAAGTTTTACCGACGCCGTAATCGCCCGATACGAAGGCGAATGTTATCTTCAATGGTCCAGAGATAACCCCGCAACCGATGCGTATCTTTATTTAAAAGCCAATGGTTTGTTGGGCGCGATCTAGGCCCGAAAAAAAAATTAAAGTTTTTTTAAAAAAAATCCGAAAAAACACTTGACAGGTTAAACAGATTTGTGTATTCTGTATTTAGTTGGACGGAACAAACAATTCAAACCAACGCCGAAAGGCAGAAAGGAAACACAAAATGATGATCACAACCGACGCAAGAAACAGAAACCAAATCAACGAACTTCACCCCGACGCGATCCGCCGCTTTTGCCCTTCCTTCTATGCGACCGCGCCGAAAGGCGACGTTTCCGATCGATACGCTTTTATTTCGACGGAAGAAATTTCGCTTCAATTGGCCGAATACGGTTGGCGGCCGGTATACGCGCGCGAATCGCGGGCGAACGATGAATCGAACCGCGGCTTAACCCGTCATGTCGTTCGCTGGGCGAATGATGAATATCGGCTTAACGGCGCGCGAATCGAACTCATGGGAACCAATTCCCATAACCGCGCAAGCGCCTTCGAATTCATGGCCGCCATTTTCCGGCTTGTTTGCTCGAACGGATTGGTCGCGAATACCGGCGACCTTGGATCTTTCAAGGTTCGGCACGTCGGCGAAATCGGCGATCAAATCAAAGACGCCGTTAAAATGATTTCGGATAACGCTTCCCTGATTTCCGGGAAAATGAAAGAATTCCATACGATCGATCTTACGCCCGATGAACAAGGAATTTTCGCCCGCGCCGCCCTTGATTACGTTTACCCGGAAGTCGCGCCGATCGCGCCGAAGCAATTGTTAACGACCCGGCGTTCTTACGACAATGGAACGGACCTTTGGACGACCTATAACAAAATCCAGGAAAACTTGACGAAAGGCGGCCTTCGCGGCGTAACCCGAACGGAAGATCCCCGAACCGGCCGCCCGAAAGTTCGACGGACCAAAACCCGCGCCATTAAATCAATCCAGAAAGATATCAAATTGAACAAGGCGCTTTGGTCTATGACCGAACATATGGCCGACCTTGTAAAGAACGGCGGCGGCCATAATTAAACCTATTCGGCGCGGGTTATCGGCCCGCGCCTTTTAGGGTTTTTTTTCTCCTGTTTCACTCTTAACCCTTTAACCGGCGCGGCTAATACCCGCGCCGCTTCTTAAAAAGGAAATCAAAAATGAATGAAAAAATAAAAATGATAATGCTCGAAATGTTAATCGTCGCCGAAGATCCGAAAACCGACGTAACCATGAACGAATCCATCGACGCGGCGATCGCCCGGATTTATGGCGTCTTTATCGACGCGGCCGCGCTTGCTTTGGGCGATACTTCGACAGAATATGAAAACATTAAACATAAACTCGAAAGCGAATTAGATTGAAAAAATTAATCTTTCTTATTCTCTTGTTCTTCCCCGCTTGTGGTCTGATGGATTTTGAAATCGACCCGACGGCGATCGAAGGCTTGATCGAAGAATATTCCGTTTGTTCGGAAGAATGGTTTACCTGTAACCCGGCCCGGCCCAATTGTTGCGGCGACGTCGAATGCACTTTAGTTTTTATGATGGACGACGGAACCTTTATTTTCGGTTGTATACCGGACGAAGAAAGGATCGAAGAAAATGGATAATAGGCAAGGCGAAATAACCTATCTTTTAAAACGCCGATTCAATGAAAACGCCGAAGCCCGCGAAGGCGATTTAGAACAGATTCGGGAACGAATTGATAAACTGGAAGACGCGATTATTCAAATGGTTTGTTTTATGGCGGATCATTTGAAATTAAGCGACGACGATATAATTAACGAAAACGGCCTGGCGGATTGGTAAATGGAACATATACCCGACATCATAATCGCGCTAATCATTGTTTTTATTATCGCGCTGTTTACTTGGAGAAATGAGAAATGAATCGCGTTGACGTTCAGCCCGGTAAATGGAAAGGATATCATTTAAAAATGCTTAGGTCTTTATGGGGTTTTAATTACAAGGAAATGGCCGAATATTTAGGGACCGGAAACCGCCCGAAACGAATTTATGAACTTGAACAAGGCCGCTCGTTACCGCGATACATAAATTTAATTATCGAATTACATTATCGATTAGAATTAAAGGAACAAGAAAATGAATAAAACAAAATGGTCAAACGAACTTGGATGTTTCATTCCGCAAAAGGCCGACGTTCACGACGGACGCGTTTTCTTGAAACGATTTGCGCCCGGCCGGATAGACGACGGCGCGGAAGTCGCTATGGCATATCAGGAAGAATTGAAACCTTTAACCGTTTGCGGCCAATGTGGAAAGGAAAGGCGCTGGCCCAAATTGAGCGCCGTTAAGATTTGCCCGGATTGCGGAATCCTTCCCGACGTCGTAACCTTTGTCGCGCCGGTTGTGAAGATCCGCCGCCGGATCGAAGACTTTCTTCGAAAGACCGATCAACAAACAATTTATGAACTAGCCGAACATTTAAACATTCAACTATCAAATTGAAAGGAAGCTATTACTATGGGATTTATGGAAAAGTTAACCGAAATCGCCGAAAAGATCGCGGAATTCTTTTCGTCCGAAAAGCCGGTCAAAATTATGGAAAACGCATTAAAAGCCGCATCGCTCGTTGTCCAAATTATAAGCGTTTTCAACGAAGAACCTTCCAACCCCCGGAAGCGGGAAATTTCAAGGAACGTTTTCAAGTTCCTTAAATACGCAACCGTTGCCGACCTGGAAGAATTAATCGCCTTGAAGAAAACCGGCGACCTTGACGACATTCTTCCTCATGAATCCGACGCTATTATCGGCATCGCGACCGGCCTTCACGTTCAGGAAAAGAACAACGCCCGGCCGGAAGCCGAACCCTTTGATTTCGATACGATCGGGTAATCATGGCAACCGGCGACAACTTCAGAGAATGGCGATTAAATAGAGGTTTGACCCAAACGGAAGCGGCCGACATTTTAGGCTTGCGATATCAACAAAGGATAAGCGAAATCGAACGCGATATTATTTCCATCCCGTTACCCGTTGAAAAGCTGATTATCGTTATGAATGAACGCGACCATATTTTAGAGACTTTCACGAAGAAAGTTGAACGCTTGGAAAAACAAGTCAAGGCGTTAAAGGATTTAAGATCGCTATGATTAGATTCGATTACCCCTTATCTAAATTCGTTTGGAACGGCCCGTTTGAAGAAAGGGAACGGCCCGAAAAAGCCGGTTTCGAATGGAACGATACCATTAATGCATGGACGACGGGAAGTCCCTTTGTCGCGGCGTTATTGGCCGATGAACCGATGGACGACAACGCCCGGCGCGCGGTTGACCTTGTTAGAATAAACGCCATGAAGTCGAACTTAAATAATACCATGCTATTGAATGAACGGATCCCCGGCCCGGCAGGGCGGAACTATCTTCCGTTTCAAGAAATAGGTATCCAACAATTAAGCCGGGCGCTTTTAACGACGCGCCCGGCCGTTTGTTGTTTCGACGAAATGGGTTTAGGGAAAACAATTCAGGCGATCGGCGTCGCGAATAACTTAGGCTTTAAAAAACTGCTTGTCATTTGCCCGGCGTTCTTGCGCTATAATTGGTTAAGAGAGATTAACAAATGGCATCTTTTTAGCCCCGGCGTTAACGTTATCAATTCAGGAACGGCGTCCGTAAATACATTCGAAACTCATGTTTCAAGTTATGAATTGTCCCATAAACTTGACGGCTTAAAACCTGATTTAATCATCGTTGACGAATCCCATTATTTGAAAACCGCCGAAACGAAAAGAACGCGGATTGTTTTAGGATCCCCCGACGAAAATTGGGAAGGTCTTGTTAACGAAGCGCCGACGATCTTTCTTTCGGGAACCCCGCTTCCAAATGGGAAACCGTCGGAATTGTATCCCATTATAAATCGATGCGCGCCGGAAATAATCGACGGCCGTTCGTATTGGGAATTTATCAAGCGATTTTGTATCCTTTTCGACGACGGATACGACTTCGTAATAAAAGGAGCAAAACGGACAAAAGAATTTCATTCACGTTTACGCGGAAGTCGTTTCATGATTCGCCGGAAGTTAACCGACGTTCTTCAAGATATGCCACCTATACGCTTTAAAATGGCCGTCTTTCCGCCGTATGGACAAAAACTATCCAAGGTATTAGAACAAGAAAGTCGATTTAGTGCGGCGGATATTATCCGCGGCCGTTTAACCGCGGAAGGCGTTTCCGCGTTACCCCAAATCCGCCGCCAAATGGGAATCGCTAAAGCGCCGGTTTGCGCGCAATATATACAAAATATGCTTGAATCCGGCGTCGAAAAAATACCCGCCTTTTGTTATCATCGCGACGTTATCGCGGAACTCGAAAAGCGGCTTCGCGTCTATCAACCAATGGTGATTCATGGATCCGTTCCGGTATCCCGGCGTCAAGAATACGTCGATAGATTCCAAGAAAGCCCTTACGCCCGGCTTTTGATTTGTCAGTCGCAAGCGGGCGGCGAAGGCTTTAATATGCAAGCGGCGAACAATGTCGTTCTTGTCGAACCATCTTGGACACCCAAAGATAATGAACAAGTTATCGCCCGCGTTTTCCGATATGGACAAACGAACCCCGTATTGGTTCATTATCTTGTTGTCGACGGATCCCTTGACGCGCAAATATTATCAACCGCAACCAATAAACAAAGCGACGCGGATTTGATCCTTGATCGCTAGAAAGGAGCAAAAAAGAAAACCCTGTAAAACGAAAGGAAAGCTATGTTAAAACGTATCGTTAAATTACTAATCTTGTTACTAAAGAAAGGAAATCGAATGGCTTTAATCGACCTGTTAGAACGCTTAGTGTCTTCCCTTGAACGCTTTGTCGTTTCACAAGAAAAAATGTCGGAAGCATATCAGAAATCAGTCGGCGTAACGGCGGAACATATCTTCGAACATGCTATGAACGAAATCGTTGATAACCGATCGGCCGCAACGCCGCCGGAAGGCGCGCCCGGAATGGTTCCGCCGGATCCGTCAATCGTTCCGCCAGCAACCGGCCCGGCCGTTCCCGGTCCTGAATTTCCCAATTATGAAACCATGGAACTTGGACAATTGAAGGAACTAGCAAGTCAACGCGGCATTCCTCAAAAAAGCGGAACTCGAAAATCAACATATGTGAAAGCGCTTCAGAAATTTGACGCCGCCGCGGCCGCCGGAACAAGCCCGGAAACGGCCGGAACCGCCGTCGTTACCGGCGGCCCGACGGAAGCGCCGGATCCCGCGAACCCCTTCGCCGGGCAAGCAACCGGCCCGACGGGCGCGACCGGCCCCGCGGCCGTCGACCAGATAAACGCGGGAATCAACCCGTTGACCGGCGAACCGATTCCCCAATCCCCGGAAACCGGAACCGTAGACGCGCCGAACCCGTTTGGATTAACGGACAAAGTAACGGTTAACGGCGTCAATTACCCGACCTTTATCCCCCATACTCGAAGCGAAGTCGACGCGGCCGCCGGGAAGTTCTATTCCGGCCGCGGCCAGAAGGACGGCGGCGAAAAAGGAACGTTGGCGTTGTTACAGAAAATCATGATTGAATCGACCGGCGCGAATATGATCGCCGCGATCCCTCAGGAAAAATATCATGATTTTATTATCGCTTTGGAAAATTACAAAGACTAAGAAAGGATAAATAGTAATATGGAATTATCCGCTTCGGGAAGTCCAAGGTTTTTAAAATGCCACGCGTCGCCGTTGCGATCATCTTTTATGGGTCCATCGGTTTCCGGCCCGGAAGCGAAGGAAGGAACCTTCGCGCATAACTTAGGCGAACAATGTATTAAACGTAACCAGAAATGTATTGAATACCAAGGCCGCCGCGGTTATGTGGAAGGAACCCCTTTCGAAGTATCGTCCGAAATGGCGTCTTTCGTTCAGCTATATGTTGACGAAGCGAAACGAATTGAACGCTTGTTTCCAAACCCTTTGATATTTATCGAAAGGCGACTTCGCTTGTTTTCCGGCGTATCGGGAACAGCCGACCACGCGGTTATAATCCCGAAGCGGATTATTTTTATCAATGATTTAAAATACGGTCGGAAGATTATCGAACCGGATTCGGCACAAGTTAAATTTTATGCGTTAGGCTTTATTGGCGAAACTAATCCATTTGAAGCTAAAGAAGTTGATTTGGGAATAATACAACCGCGCGCGTCGCATCCTGAAGGATACGTTCGCCGAAAATTGATTCCCGTAAATGAACTAATCGAATGGAAAAACGACGTCGTAAATCCCGCGTTAAAAGAAATCCGCGGCCGGAATCCGAAGGCGACGCCCGGCCCGCATTGTGAATATTGTCAAGCGCTTATAATTTGCCCGGAGATTTTAAAAATGATTTTTCAATTACTAAGAATAACAACCAACCGGCGCGGGATCCCCGTCGAACCCGGTATCCATCCGAAACCATCCATCCTGGATAACGAATCGCTAGGCGAACTAATGCGAATCGAAGCGGTTATCCGAAACCTATCGGCAGAAATTTATAAAGTCGCGCTGGATCGGTTCAAAGCTGGAAATCGTCTTGACGGTTTTAAAATGGTTCAAGGACGCGGAACAAAGTCTTGGAAGGATCCGAAATCAATAGAGGAAGTCCTTTCACAAATGAATCTTGCCGATAGTATATTAACCGACCCGGAATTGAAAAGCCCCGCAAAGATTCTTGAAGTATTAAAGCGATCGGGAATCGACGGAAAAACCGCCGTTAAATTCTTATCGCCTCATATCAATATTTTTCACGGTCGGAAATTGGTCCCGGTTGAAGACAAGCGGCCCGCGCAAAACAAATCCGCCGAAGAATTGTTCGGCCCGGCGAAAGGATCCTAACCAATGGTTATTCCCGCGATTCATGACGTTTATTGTTTTCAATGCGCGCACTGTAAGCGCGGATTCTTTACCCGCGTTAAAAAATGGAAATGCGGAATGAACTATGAAGTCAACTTGTTAACCGGCGAAAGTAAATTAATGTATTGTCATACCGTTCGGAAGAAAGGTCTTTCCGACGGACTAACCAAATGTAACCACTTTAGACACGAAAAGGAAGGTAAAAAAAATGGCTGATGCAATCGCAACAACAACGCCGCCCGTTCGGATTTCGTATCCGAATCTTTTTAAACCGAAAACCTTTAGCAAAGGAAGCGACGAAGAACCGAAATATTCGGTCATCCTGCTTTTCAATAAAGCAGATCCGGCCGCCCGTGAATATCTGAATTCGCTTTACCAAATCGTTAACCAATTGATAATTGACAAATGGCCGGATCCGGCAAACCGGCCCCGGAACCCGATCGTCGGGAATGAATTTTCCCCCATAAAAGACGCCGACGTTTCCGCCGGTCAAAAGGATCGCATCCCGGTTGTTGAGAAAAACCCGGAATATGCTGGTCACTGGATTATATCGACGTCAAACCGGGATAAACCCGACGTTTTCGACGAAAACAATCAGGCGATTTTGAACCCAGCGAAGATTTATCCGGGATGCTGGATCCAAGCAAATATCCATCCGTGGCCATATGACAACAATTCCGGCAAGGGAATTTCTTTCCAGATTAACGCGGCCCGGTTCGCCCGCGACGACGAACCTTTTGCTGGTCGAAAGAAACAGTCGGCTGAAGAAATGTTCGGCGGCCCGTCCGGCGCTCAAAATCCGGCTAATTACGCGCCCAATCCGGCAACCATGCAAGGACAAGCGCCCAGCCAGATACCCGGCCAGAATCCAGGATTTCAGCCCCCGGCGGCCCAAAATCAAGGATTTGCCGGTCAATCGGCCCCGCTTCCGACCCAAATGACCCCGAACCCGACAATTCCGGCGACAAACCCGGCCGGGAATCCCGGATTTAACCCGGTTCCCGCTTCAAATCCGGCGATTCCGGCCGGTCAACAGGCGAACCCCTATCCAACGTCGGCCCCGGTTCAGAACCCCTCTATTAACGACGACGCGCCGTTTTAAGGGGAAATTATGGATTTGACGATCGACTTCGAAACTCGAAGCCCGGTCGATTTGAAGGATCGCGGGTTATTTGTCTATTTCAGCGACCCATTAACGGAAATTATGTGTTTGGGTTACGCGATAGACAATAACCCCGCGAAACTTCTAATCCCGGATAAGTTTTTAAAATTAGTCAACCCGGAAAACCTAATATATGAAATCGGATCCCCGGCGGAAGTGATCCATTTAATCCAGGCGGCCGACCGGATAATCGCGCATAATTCGATGTTTGAATATGTCGGATGGAATAAAAAGTTCCGGGATATTTTAGGTTGGCCGGTTTTACCCATGGCGAAGGTTTACGATACTATGGCCCAATGCGCCTATCATGCATTACCTTTGAACCTGGACAGCGCTTCAAGCATTTTAAACCTTGCCGTCCAAAAAGATAAAGAAGGTCATCGGGTAATGATGAAATTATGTAAACCCCGACAGGCTTGGAAGCGCGAGAAAGCCAACGATCCCGAATGGATGTCGAAAATATATTGGCACGAAGCCCGGCACGAACTTGAAATCCTTTTTAATTATTGCGGGAAAGATGTCGAAACCGAACGCCTTCTTTTCCATACGTTGCCGAAACTTCCGGCCAACGAACGCGCCGTTTGGTTATTAGATCAAAAAATCAATTTGGCCGGGATCCCGATTGATATGGAATCCGTTAAAATCTTGACGTCGATCCTTGAGAAACGCGAAGCGGAACAACAAGGCCGCTTCGCCGTATTGACCGACGGAAAAGTTTCCGGCCCGCGGTCGTATGTCGCCTTGAAGGATTGGATCAACGAAAAAACCGGGTTAAATATTCAAAGCGTATCAAACGACGCCGTAACAGAATTACTTGAACGGGATAACCTTCCGACTATTGTTTCCGAAGTCCTAAAAATCAAGGCCGAACTTGCTAAATCGTCAACGGCAAAGTTCAAAGGAATGGTTAATCGAGCATCGGCGGATAACCGCGTTCGCGGCGCGACTTTATACCATGGCGCGGCGACCGGCCGGTTCGCCGGGCGCGGAATCCAGTTTCAAAACTTACCGCGGGACTCATACGGCGAAGATGATTATCATAAAGTCATGGAATATATTATTACCGGTCAAGATGAACGGTTAAAAGAAGAATACGACGACCCGTTCTTCATGGCGTCCAAGTGTATCCGCGGAAGTGTTAAAGCCGCGACGGGAAAACAATTCCTTAACGCGGATTATTCGTCGATAGAAGGCGTCGGTTTAGCGTGGGCGGCCGGTGAAGAATGGGTTTTAAACGCGTATCGAAGCGGTTCCGATATGTATAAAGTCGCGGCGGCGATGATCCTGAATAAACCCTATGATTCGATAACGGATAAGGAGCGCCAATCGCCGGGAAAGATCGCGGAACTTGCTTGTGGTTACGGCGGATCGATCGCGGCCGTTCGTCAATTCGGCGGAACGGGAACCGACGAAGAAATATATCATGGGATCGTTGCCCCATGGCGCGAAATTCGGCCGGAAACGACTAAATTTTGGCGCGCCTTGGAGTCGGCCGCCATGAAAGCGTTAAAGAACCCCGGAACGATAACTTCATATCGCGCGTTTAAATATACGGTAAACAGCGGCTTTCTTAAATGCAAATTACCATCCGGGCGCGTTCTTCATTACTTCCGGCCGGATATTCGGGAAGTATTAACCCCATGGGGAGAATATAAGAAATCGATAACGTATATTAAGACCGACGGCGGCGGCCCGCATCGCGTTCCGACCCATGGCGGAAAACTTGTCGAAAACGTTATCCAGGCGCTTTGTCGCGACCTATTGGTAATAGCTATGTTGAATCTTGATCGCGCCGGATTCAAGATAATTCTAACCGTACACGATGAAATAATGGTTGAAGTCGATAAAGGCGACGATCGGCTTGAAGAAATGATTTCGATAATGTCTATTGTTCCATCGTGGGCGGCCGGGATGCCGATTAAGGCCGACGGATGGATCGGCGAAAGGTTTAGAAAGTAATTGTCGCGTTCGTTGTTTCATGCTATAACGAATAACTGAAAATAATACAACGAAAGGCGACCCGATGAAAATAACGACGGCAGGAATATTAAAAACGATATCTCATATAATGTTCTGGTTTGTTAGCCTTGGAGTTTTGGTAACGATCGATCTAAATTACCGACGCGACTTTATTTACGATAATGATTTAATAGAAATTAATTGCGAGTGTTCGCGCTCGTTTTGCATTGTTCGAAAGGCCCGGCCGGAAGATGTTGCGCGACATATGGGGTATGAAAATATTAACGCTTGCCCGATCCTTCCTGTTCCGTTGCCGTTGGATGAACTTTAATCGGCGGCGGCGGCCCGGCAATTTCAGCGGCCGGTCGATTGTAATTCATTAAAAAATCGTCAATTCGCTTCCTTATATATTCGACGTCTTTTTGTATCGTTTCAATTTTTACGCCTTCCTTACCCGCTTCAAGAATGCCGGTCGAAACCCAGCCAACCCATGAAACGAAAACTAAACCCATAAACGAAATCGCGATCTTAACAACCAATTTTGGAAGTTTTACAGAATTATTCATCGATTCAATTCCTTTTTAAAAAAGGTTAAGCCGCATCCATGTCATTCCGATACTGTTTGTCGCGTTAGAACTTTGGCCGGTAAATTTAACCGTTGCCCCGGCCGCGGTGAAGTCATGAGAAAAAGCGACCGGCGCGCGGTAATCCGTAGCGGCCGGATAACCCGTTGGCAACCACGTTGAATAACTCAATATGCTTGAATGCCCGGTGTATGGGGAAGACTGATCGAAAAGGAATTCAGCCACGATTTGATATTCATTATCGTTAACCGCCGATTCAAAATTCCCGAAACTGAAGGACGACGTTCCGACGTAAAATCTTATTATTTGCGTTCCGCCGCCGCCGTTATCGATCTTATTTGCAAGCGCGACAACTCGAAATCCCTTATATATTAAATGAACGTCACGCGGTAAGGCAATTGTGCATAAATCGCCTTCAGTCGCAACGCCGGAAACAAGAACCGGCGTTCCGTCAAAAAGATTCGGATTCGGATTCATAAGAATAAAGTCGTCAAGCCCGGCATCGTATCGCGCTGTTACCCGTTGATTCGCCCGAATTTCGCCGCCGACTAAAGCGCGGCCCGTTTCATAAATCAAATCTTTAGCGGCCAAAGATCCGACCCGAAGCGTTGACGCGCCGGAATTATCATTCGTCGCCATGAATTCGACTAATTGGCCGTCGTAATATTCGTCGATAACCTGCCCGGATTTGAACGGCGAAACTTGATAAGTATTCGCGGAACCGGAATCTTCCATTGACGGATTATATCCACAAAGCGCCATTAATCCATCGAAACGATCGGACGCTAACCGGGTATCGGCCGCGCCGGACGAAGTTATGTTCGCATCGTTTTGAAGTTTTAAAAGAAAACCTAACCAATCGTTAGCCCATTCCTTTTCAACCGGCGTTCCGTCGCCGGATACACCCGGCGTTACTTCGTTCTTAAAAGATCCGCCCGGATAATTTGCGCTAGACGTAACCGCGTTAGCGTATTCGGTCGCTATATCAATCGCCATGGTCAACCCCTTTTATTAAACTGTATACGTTGCGATAAGCCCCGCCCATGTATGAAGCGGCTTATACTTAACTATTAAATTTATAAGTTCATCTTGTCTTGACGCCTTAATGGTCGCGGGCGCGATCGCGGTTAATTCGTCGGTTACAGGATCCCGCGTCGCCGCGCCGCCGACGAAAAAAATCAAGCCCCAATATTCCGAATCGCCCGTCCCCGGTAACGGCGATTCGTTATCATCCGTCCGGCCGTTAATTATAACTGTTCCGCCCAGGCCGCCGAAAAGGGAATTCGGTTCGCCGAACATAGTAACGGCCCCGGTTACAACGTTGAATTGAGCGACCGCTTGAACGGCCAGAAAACCGGCCGGATTAACCGGCGGATTATTTACATGAACTTGAACATTAAAACCGCTTGCCTGAAGCGCTGATTCTAGGAAATCCGCGGTTCCATCGCCTTTGTTCGCGGTCTTTGCGGCGGCCAACCGAACGCGGCTTTCCGCTTCAGTAAGCGCAGAATCAGGAAGTAACCCGAATTCTTTTTCAAGGTCTGACAGAACCGTCGTAAATTCCGGGGAACGGATAAACGCTAAATCTTCAAGGAAGGCGCGAATTTCTTCATTATTGGCCGCAATACCATCATATAAAAGATCAAGGTCTTCCCCGTCTTCCGCGGTCCATAGAGAACCCGGCGGTTGAAGCGCGCGAAGAATTGCGCGGGATAATGAATCTGCCATTGACTAATCCCTTTTAGGTGTATGTTATCGTTCCAAGGTCGGCCAATTCGCCTTCACCTAAAACATATTGATCAAGCGACGCCGCGCCAATATCGAAATCGATATCTTCCGCGCTTCCGCCGTATGTCGTCATGACATCTTGAATTATATTCGCTAAAGTAAAACGGGTTATGGTGTCATTTTTTTCTTGAACCAAATCAACGCCGTTAACATAGCATCGAACTTCATCACGAAGATAGGTCGAAAGCGCCGTCGAAATTGCGGCTTTTGCGGCCGCTTCCAACGTTGCGTCAACAATCAATCCATCGATATCGATATTTATATCGGTTCGTCGTATTGCATAAACTTCTAACGTTGCGTCGATATGCCCCAACGGCGCGCGCGCTTTTTGCGTGTCGGGATCTTCGTTAATTGCGTTACGAACTTCGGTTAACAGCGACGCGGGCGCGATTCCGTCGACCTGGATGTCGGAAGTACACTGAACATAAACAACCCGATCGCCCGGATATTCCGTTCCGGCGTCGTCATACGGCAAACCGCCATAAGGATAGGCGCGGAATACTCCCGCGACGCCTTCGGCCCATGTCTTATAATCCGTCGCGTTTCCGCCGCCCGCGGTCGACCGGATCGCAAAAAGAACCCGCGCCCGATATGCTTCTTCAGATTCTTCGTCCGTCCCGGTGTTATCAAGACTTGATACGGTAGCGACGTTTTCCGCGCCCGCGATTTGAGTCGAAATGGTTAATGTATCGGAAACATTTAAATTACCAATTGCGCCGACTTCTTCCGCGGTTACTGATATAGTGGCAACGCCCGCGGCCGCTACGGCTTGCGCGTCGGGAAAATATCGGACCCCGTTTGAATCCCCAACAAAAGAAACCGTAACCGGGATAATGGTTCCGGTCGTTGCGTTCAAGGTTATGGTAAGAACCGCCGCTTCGGCGGCTTTTATAGTGGTTTCGTATTCTTCGCCGATTCGTTGTAAGTCGATTCCGGTCGCGGTTATCGCTAGGTTTTGAATAATTCGTTCAGCCCCATATTTATAAAGTTCGGTATGATTCAAGGCTTCGTTCGCGGCTAAAACTTTTAAAAATGCTTTAGTCTGTAAGGGAACGGTTTGACCAAGTTTACTTTCAAAATTTGCTATATACCGGGAATAAATTTCGGCCGTTGTTAAGATATTAAGCGCCATAATCTTATATCCTTCTGGAAGCGGGATTTTCTATTTGCGCGACCCAATTCAAACCATTTTTTTGAATCAACAATTGAAAGACGTCGGAACCCGGCGGCTTGATCAAAATCTTGACGTCGATTCTATGGCTAACCGGATTCGTTACTTCGACGGTAACGTCGCCGAAGATAGGATCCGTCAAGGCCCGTTCGGCCGCGTTCCGAATCCGGTTCAAGGTATCAAGGTTAATCGCGGCTAAAGCGCTTTGCTCGAAATCAGATCCAATTTTTTCATCGGGATTATCAAACAAGGCGTTCCCCGGCCAACCGGGCGAAGTGAACAAGGATATCAAAACCATATTTTCCAATCCCTGATCCATGGTCGGTTGACCACCAATAAAATTTAATTTGGATCCGTTTTCGGTTAAGATTAACCGTGGATCCCCTTCAAGTGAATAAGCCATTATGAGTAAACCCTGAAAAAGATTTCACGGTCCCAAACAATCCCATTCGGATTAGTCGGATCGTAAAGCGTTAACCAAACGTTTGAATAATTCCCCGGCGCTATGGATTCGCCGCCTAAGTCAAGAATCAATTCCCCGATAAAATTCGCGGTTAGCCAATCGAAAGCGCCCGGCGACGTATTGGAATCAATAGTCAATGTCGCGGAAAATCGAAGCGTCATCCGGGTAACGGCGGCTAAATTAGTCGGAAGGAATCCTTGCCCGTCGGGATTCTTAGATTTAAGAATCCAAAGAATCGTATTTCCGGCATTAAGATAAATATCTTCTTTAACCATGGCGGAATTCCTTATGAAAGCGAGATATCAAAATCCCCGATATTGAAACGAACGATATCCCCGAATCGCGGCCGTTGATCAACAATGTTATTGTTATCATAGGCCAGAATTTTAGCGGCCCCGGAAATGGCCGTTACGATCGCGCAGGAAGTCATTGTGTCCCAATCGTCAACCGTCCAATCGCCCGAATCGATCATTAAGATTATGTCGGTATTGGATATCGCGCCGCCCGACGTTGCCGACCAATCAGGCGTTCCGCCGGTATTGGCGTAAACCCTTTTTCGCGCGTAATCGGTTCCATTTTCCTCTGTAATATCGGCCGGGGTATCTTCGTCGGAATCGGAAAGCGTCGCGGTAGCAATTGCGATGTAAGTATCGGGAGTTGAAAAGGTTTGATTCCGAAACATGAGATCCAACATTGAATGAACCGCATAATCAGTAAAGCCCGCGCCGCCGGTCGAAGCGTTGATTTGAACATATATTTCGGCGGAAGCGATTCGCGGCGTATTCCCGGAAACCGGAGAAATGGACGAATCAAGCGCGCCGTGGGCAAGCATATTCCCGCCCGTCAAGGCATCCATTAACGCCCAATGGGTTATTGTTCCCCACGCGCCCGTAGCTTGCGGAAAGACGACTTCGGCGTTTTGAGTCACCCGGCGAGTCGCGGCGGCCCCGAAAGTAATTGTCGCGCGCGCGTATCCGTTGCCGACTGGTTCCGTTAATCCCGTCGCGTCATCCAACGGATCCGCGGTCGACAAGGCAACATAAACCGTCGTAATTGACGTCGCAACCCCATTGAAAAGATGATCCATAAATTCATTTTCGGCGTAATTGCTTAAAGACCCCATAATTTAACTCCTTTTTGTCATTGACCGGGATTCAATCCGGTAACGCGTTGTAATACTGGTTATTTTTGGTCTTAACACGTTTCCTAATTCAAGTAAAGTAATTTCTATATCATCCGGCGTCGAACTTATCGCGGCGATATCAGCTATCAAATATCGAAGGAAGGACGTCGAAACGTCGTCCGGTGTCGAACTTATCGCGGCGATATCCGGGAATAAGGCGCGAATAATTGACGTTTCAACAATATCCGGCGTCGAACTTACCGCGGCGATATTGGCGATAATTGGCCGAACAAGAAACGCGGCCGCATCCGGCGTTGAACTTATCGCGGCGATATTAGCGGCCAAGGCCCGAAGGAAAGTTGTTGATACGTCGTCCGGCGTTGAACTTATCGCGTCGATATTGGCGGCCAAGGCCATTATTAAATCAGCTTCGACTGTATCCGGCGTTAAACTTATCGCAACTATATTCGCGGCGATATCCATTATTTGTGAAATGGTTATATCGTCCGGTGTCGAACTTATTCCGGCGATATCGGCGATCAAGTTATAAACGGTCGCCGTCGTTGCCTCAACGTCGTCCGGCGTCGAACTTACCGCGGCAATATTGGCGATTAGATCCAAATAAATCAACGCTTCAACGGTATCCGGTGTCGAACTTATTCCGGCGATATCAGCAATCAAGGCCCGAATCGATGTTGCTTCAACATCGTCCGGCGTCGAACTTGCGGCGGAAATATTGGCGACTAAGGCCCAAAGATTATTAATGTCAACGTCGTCCGGCGTCGAACTTGCGGCGGCGACATTAGCGGTCAATTCCCGTTCAAGTCCCAGGATTGGAGAAACCCCAGCGAATAAATGAACAAGCGTTTCGCCGGTCGCGCCGACGTTCGGAATTCCCGCGGTTATGTTAATTACGGTTTCCGCCATTTAAGTTCCTATTCCTAAACCAATGGTGTCCGATCCGTCGCCGTTGTAAGTTCTATTTCGTTTTAAATTGAAATCTTCATTTGACGCGTTATTATATCCGTCGTCCGAATCGGGATCGTATTTGTTTGAATCCGCGGTCGCGTAATTCCGCATAATTTGCGTTCCGGCCCCGTTGTCAACGACATCGCTTGTATTGTTATGGAAAAGGTTGAAACCATAAACCCCGACATCCCCGGAAGAATTAAAAGTCAATCCTTCAGTGCAATTTGTCATCCTGGTACGCATAACGAAATAAAGCAAGTCATTTACGGTAACGCCCGTATATTCATTATCGGCAACGCATCCGAAAATAAGCCCGCGCGCATCCGCCCGAAATCCTTGATCAAGGCTAGTAGCGCCATTATCCGCCGCTATGCTTTCAATAAAAACGCCGCCCGCGCCAACAACTAAATATCCGGTATCCGCGTTATTCGCCGCAACGCAACCAATCCAGAAATTATTAGCGGGCGGATTGTTCCAACCATAACCCCCGGCGTTATTGGTTCCCCGGCAATAAAACCAAAAGTTATAAGTTCCGCCGGTATTCCATCCTGAATTTCCATTATTTCGAGAAATAAAATTATACCAAACATTCCACGAAGCAAGCGTTCCCGGATTAACGCCGTGGGCATTACAGTTATAAACTTCGATATTTTCCCACCATGTATATTTCGCGTTTGTTTGAAGAATAAGCCCGTCGGTAACGGCGGAATTTCCGTCAATTTTATATGTCGTTCCGTCCACGTTCCCGGAAGCATTACAACCGATGAATTTTATAAATCCGCTTGTGGTATCGCCGCCGACATTTATGATAATTCCCGAAGAAAGCGTTTCCGTTCCACGCGCGTAAACGGTGTCACCCGCCGCAACGGGCTTCGCGATCGCCGCCGCCAGCGTTGTAAATGCGTTCGTCCAATCCGCGCCGGATCCGGTTCCGGTCGCCGCGGGATCAACATAATATGTCGCCATGGTTTAAACCCTCTTATCTTCATATTGGTAAATGAAAATAGGATCCCCGTCGTCGACCTGGATTTCATCGACGTCAACAACGTGTTCGCAATTTTCTTCGCAAGGCGTCAAGCCCTTATCAATAAGATCCGGTCGTAAATTAGTGCATCGGGATATTTGAACGACAAGGCTTTCTTGAATAATGGCGTCGCCGGGCGGAAGAACATTGACCAAATTGCAACGGCGAAAAGTCAACCCGGTGAACGTATCCGGGATTTTAAAACCCGGCGTCAATTGAGAGAAATTACAATCTTCGAAAACGTCGCCCGGTTTCGGATCGATCGGCCAACCCAGCGCCGCGATAATATCCCGACTGAAGTTCTTCCGCTTAAATATCGCCATTGATCTTTTCCTTTCTCAAGTCAACATTGAACAAGTCTTCGTCGCAAAGATATTGTAATATCGTCCACGCGATATCAAGAACCGGATCCCGTTTAGAACGAATCAATTTTATTTTTTGTTCTTCCGTCAACTTTGCCCATAGCGGCTTTCGTCGCTCTAAATGTTCTTGTAGCAATTGAAGCGACGGTTTTATCGACGCGTTGACGGCAACCTTCCCGCCGGTTAAATCATGAACGGCCATAATATTTCCTTTACGGTATATGTATGGTTATTGTTCCGGGTTTGCCTAATGGCGCGAAACCAACGATGCGATCGGAAGGATCCGAATAAATACTATAAACCTTTTCGTCTTCAATTGTTTTAAAAGCCCGAACCCTAAAATAGACGCCTTGCAAATCCTGTAAAATATATTCATGGGTATTTCGATTAACGGTCGCGGCTAATACCCACGGCCCCGCCGGATTTTCCGCGGTATAAACTTCATAGCCTTCAGGATTTCCGGCGGAATCAAGCCAAGATATATTGAATAGGGAATCCGCTTCAACTAAACTAAGGGCGGCGACGGGATCCGGCGACAACAATAAAAGCAAAATACCGGCCATTGAACTTTTCATATTTCCACCTTTTCAACTTTTGTGATAGCGGTTAAACTTGTTATTTCCGGCCAAACAATCAAACCCAATTCAAGCATAAACGAAACAATTATATCCGACGTCACACTTACGGCGTTTATATCAGCTATTAATTCCCGCGTAAAGAGAAAAGAAACGTCGTCCGGTGTCGCCGAATAGCCCCGAATATTCGTTCGAAGTTCGATATCAAGAAAAGAGACAACGATATCCGACGTTGAACTTACCGCGGCGATATTGGCGATCAATTCAATAATACGCGAATTTAAAATGAAAACATTATCCGGCGTCGAACTTACCGCGGCGATATTGGCGATCAATTCCCGAAGAAATGACGCCGAAACGTCGTCCGGCGTTACCGAAACCCCGTTGATATCGGCGATTAATCCAAAAATTAAACCCGCGGTTACTGTATCCGGCGTCGAACTTACCGCGGCGATATTGGCGATCAATTCCCGAAGTTCGGAATTGAATAATTGAACGTCGTCCGGTGTCGAACTTATCGCGGCGATATTGGCGATCAAATCAAAATATATTAAGGCGTCAACGTCGTCCGGCGTTAAACTCGCCCCATTGATATTGGCGATCAAACCAAGGGTTAAAGAAAGAAGTATGTCATCCGGCGTTATCGAAGCCCCGACGATATTAGCAATTAAGTTTCTATGCGTTGACGAATATATTTCAACGTCGTCCGGCGTTACCGAAACCCCGGAAACATTAGCAACCAAATTTATAGTTATGGATTCATCATTTTCCGATTGCCACGCGCCAATATCAAAGGTTTGCCACGCGCCACGGTTATGATAACTTGTCGCCATTATCCAATCCCTAATTCAAGCGTTTTTCCGGTATCCATGGAAGGCGATCCGTTAAATATTCGAAAATCTTCCGAACTTGCGGCCCGGAATTTCGGATCGGCCGATGAAAGATTAAAATCGCAAAATAAATCTTCAGTATCCCCTTCTTTCGGAACGTTATTAAAATCAAAAGTGTTATCGTAAAAAGTATTATTATTTTGATAAATATTGTTATTGTTTGATCCCCAATACAAACCTTGACCACAACTATATATAATGGTGTTAATAACCGACCAACCGCCCGTTGTTGTCCCGGAACCCGAAATCGCCGGATTATTTAAAATCTCTGCAAATACACATTGAAGAATATGAATTGATCGGCCGGTTGTAAAAACCCCTTTCGCGTATCCGTCAACAATACACCCAAAAACTAACGTCCTAAGATCAAGAATAACAGCGGTCGCCGTCGTTCGCGTCCCTAATTGCTTTACATAACAAAAAGCGATAAGCCCCGACGCCATATCAATTCCGGTGTTATAGCTTTCGACTTCACAATTAATAATCCGATTGCCACTTCCGCCGCCGTAAATAGCAACTTTCGACGCCGAATCCGCGGAATAATCATTCAACGCGTAACAATTTTCTATAATACTATGCTGATCCGCCCGAATAACGTTATCTTGTTCACTTTCCGCCCGGATATTCCGAAGAATTGCGTAATTATCAAAGTTAACATCATACGACGCGCCGCCGTTGAAATAAGGCCGGTCGTCGCCGGTCGCAAAATCATCATAATCAACCGCGTTTCCGGTCGCCGTCGTTCCCGACTTAACACCTATAACGGCGATTGGATCCGTCAATGTTCCATCGGTCGTTGTTCCCAAATCCGCCGTTAACGTATACGTTCCACTTTTAAAATAAAAAACGTCGCCCGCCGCTATGGTATGCGAATAATATTCCGCTAAACCGTAAGCATTCGCCCAATCAGCCCCCGTTTTAGATCCGGCCCCGGATACGGTAACGTGATAATATGAAAGCGCCATTAGCCAACTCCTAAAACCATTTTCATTGAAGCATTCAACGCGGGCGATCCCGTATCAAGCGTAAAATCCCCGTTGGGCGCGTCAACGAAATCAGGATCCGACGTTAAAACAAGCCAATCGCAAAATATATCTTCAGTATCGCCCGACGCGGGAACGTTATTCCAATCGGTCGTATTATTATACATAAGATTCCGCCACATAAAATTATTATTGGACGCCGCGGTCCAATTAATCCCCGTTACGCAAGTATGAAAAATGTTCCCTATAATCGACCACGATATTCCGGCGACAGAATAAATACCATTGGTGCAATCGTAGCAAACACAATTAATTACTTGAATCGCGTCCGAAACCGCCCCACCATAAAAACCCGTTCCGACATCATCGCAAATAGTAAACGTTGCGAAACTACTAACCGCCATAAGGACGCCGTAATCAAAAACATTATGCACATAACAAAGATGAATAAGGCATCCCGCGGATAAAGCAACGCCGCGATTATTCGGGCTTTCAACTTCAGTATTAATAATTCGACATCCCACATTTTCCGTTAAAATAGCATACCTGGAAGTTCCCCCGGCGTCGTCGCATTTCGCGTAACAGTTATCAATAATACCGTGTCTTTCGATAGTTATTACGCCGCTTTGTTCACTTTCAGAACGAATATTTTTTAAAATGTAATCATCCCCGACGTTTATATGATAAGACGCGCCGCCGTTGAAAAAAGGTCTATCGGATCCCGTCGCCCAATCATCCGAATTAATGTTATTTCCTTGCGCCGTTGTCCCGGATTTAACGCCAATTATGGCGATCGGATCGGATAACGTTCCATCATAAACCGACGCTATATCCGCGGTTAATGTATAGGTTCCCGGCTTAAAAAAATAAATATCGCCCGCCGTACAAGTAGCGAAATCAGACATAAACGCGGCAAAGTCAAAAGCGTTCGCCCACGATCCGCCATTCTTAGACCCCGCGCCGGTTGATGTAACGTAATGATACGATAAAGCCATTAAAGTGAATCCTCATTAGAAATTAAGCTGGTAACTTGCCGTTTTAGCCGCGCGACTTCGTTCGCTAACTCCGCGTTTTCCCGCTCAAGATATTTTATACGCTTAACCATTTTTGCGGTTAATTCGATAGCGCCTTTCGCGACGGCTAATTGATCGCCGGGCATTGACTTTTTTAATCGTTCCGTTGCATCGGGCATTATAGGCGGCCTTTCTCTTTTAAAATACGGATCATTTCATCGGGATCCGCCTGAAGGTTAGCAAGTTCGAATTTTATCTTTTTCATAGTTTCAACCGTTAACGATTCTTTCATTTTTTCCTTCGGGATATCTTTCGGATCCGTTGAAAGGCCCAATTTCTTGAAACGCGTTTTCTTCATAGGTTCGACCGGTTCCCCGGTCTTTGCGTCTATAATCCATTGTTCAAGATCGTTTTGGATTGCCCAATGGTAATTACAACAGTTAACAAGTTTAGCACCCGGCGGAATCAAGCAATTATTTAAATTGCATCCTTCGAAAATAAGATTCTTGATCCCGGCCGGAAAAACCGGCGTCATTGGATTAGCTTGTTCGAAACAAGAACCCTTTATAATGGTGTCGCTGAAATCGACCGATTGTTTACCGGTAAAAGATTTATGTTTGAATGATCCAAACGAATATATTTTATTTTCTATCATGGTAATTTTACCTCATCGACTTTTGACGGCGACATATCCGCGGTTGAAATGGTATCCGGGATTGACGGCGGCCCGGTCGCCGCGGTCGGATGTTTATGCGCGTTGTAGTCACTTTTCAATTGATCGAACGCCGTTTTCAAGGCATTATATCGAACCGCGAAGTCGCTGTTTCCGTTTATTTCGATAATCCCATCATTTAGTAAATTAATATAGGCGGAAATCGCCGCCGCCGCAATTGAATATATTTTCCGTTCGCCTTCGTCCATGGAAGGCGCGATCCCGTCGTTTATCCCGATCCCCAATTTCCAGGCGTCGGAAACTTGCGTTATCAAAACAAGGGAATCATTCGGCGGATTATATTCTTCGCCGCCGCCAGATATAAGTTCAACGGTTTGAATATCTTCCGGCGTCGTTATTTCAACTTGCAAAAGGCGAACGTTCCCGGCCCCATCCTTATTTTTTGCGATCCTGGATCCCGTTACTTTTCCGATTAAAGCCATGGTTCTTCTAATGCCTCCCCGGTGTAAACTTCCGGCGGAACAAGAGAAAGAACCGCGCCGTAAGTTTCCCCGTAAGTATATTCGACCGACTTAATTAAAAATGTGAATCCATCCGGTATGAACATGGTTTCAGAAATGACCGAAACCAATGTGTTAGGCGTCCATAAACGGCCGTTAGGAGCATACCAACCCGTTACAGGTATAGTAAACGTCATGGCCGCGGCTAATTGCTTAGAACGCCGCCATTCGGCCGCCCGTTTGACCGCGCCCGTTACCAAATCATTAACGCGAATTGTCATAAACCGGGAACGCGGAACCCGGTCATCGGTTACGATCGCCGTCGTTCCCGGCGTCTTTGGCGACGATTGCGTGGCCCGGTATGTATTGAACCGCTTCCGGCCGTCATAACGCGCCGACCATTCGGAAACCTGAATTTCTTTTTCCGCCAAAGTTCCGACGCTATTCCCGCCGATCGCGGCCTTCAGAAAAAGAAGATCCCCGGCCGCCGTCGACGACATTAAAAAGCCCCGTTGCGTCGCCAAAGAAACCAAATGTTTATAAATGGTGTCGGTCGGTTTCGCTGTTATCCGGTCAAAAGGCCCGCCGGAATCCGTTTCGAAAACGACGTCGATCCCGATTGCTTGAATTAAATCCTTCGCCCGGTTTTCGAGCGTAACGTTATTAACTTCATACGGCGGAAGAACCATCGAATCGATAATATCCGCGGTAAAACTGTACCCTTCTAGCCCCATGGTTTGACCGGATACGGAAAGCGACGGTTCAATCGTATAAAGAACCCCGTTTATGATCAATTCGTTTCCCAAATAGACGGCGGCCGTCGGATAAGAAAACGGCGAAAGCGCCCGGTCAATCGCGGGATCTTCGCCCGGAACCCATGGAATTTCAGCGGTCCAACCGTCGGAAACGGTGTCCATCGTTCGAAGGACGTTCGCCGACAAAACCGGGATTTCAATATCGTTGATTTTGAGCGTCAATTGATCGACCGGCCGATTTGTCAAAGCGCCGTCGGATTGGGCTGTTTTAATGGCTTTCCGTTCGGGTAAGGGCGGAATATTGATAATTTGACCGGCGACAAGGGAATCGGGATCGATTATCCCCGGATTCGCGCCAGAAATACGCGAATAAAGCGACGAATCCCCATACGCTTGTGATGATATACCCGATAAGGTGTCGCCCGTTTTAACGGTATATTGGCGGCCTGGAATGGGTTTAGACATAGATTACGACCTCGCGCCCGGCCGGAAGTAGCAAAATGTCAGAACCTTTTAAGTTATTTGACGCGATAAACAAATCGAAAAAGGCGTCATCCGGCCCTAATTCGCCATATTCCGAAATAGTGATTTCAATCGGCGCGCGCGGTCGTTTCAAAAGAATTTTCTTTTCGACGGCTAAATCGTAAGAGGCTTCGAGTAAATAATCAAGAATCCGGGCGACCAAAAGCGACGAATCCGAATAACTTGACGATTGGGAAAAAAATTGATTATCGATATAGTTCGCAACAAATGTGCTTTGAATAGTGTCTAATTCGGTCACTATATCACTAAATAAGCCGTCAATCTTAATAACGGTGTCAATGGCTTGTGTTCGCGTCCGAAGCGTTCCTGATGCGGATATTTGCGCCATAGCGCCAATCGACGCAACCAACGCCGCTTCCTGAATGGCGGCGGCGTTCTTATCTTCCGCGGTTATGCCTTCCGGCGAAAGGCCCAAAAGATCGTCAACCATATCGCCATAAAAAGAAAGCCGGGCGGAAATATCATCGGATATTTGCGTCGGCAATTGAACCAACGTTTGAATTTCCCCGGCAAGGCCCGCGACATCGATAACCGTTTGATTTAAAGTATTTGTTATACTTCGTTGAACTTGATCAATCTGCGATTTGATCGCGGCGCTTTTTTCGTAAAGATTCTCTAACCGTTCTTTTACCGTTGTTACCACTTTTTGAGCGGATACGGCAAACGTATAAACTTGTGTCGCCTTGGCTTGCTCAACAAGGTTAGTTAATTGACTTGTCGCCGTTTCGTTAACGTCATCGACGCCCGCGGCTATGGTCGCCTTTTTTTGTTCAAGGGATTTTTCTATTTGATCCTTGATCGGTTCGATCCATTCCGTTTCAATAGTGGTAACGTTACCGGATTCGATAGGCGCTATATTTTCGGTAACAGCTACTAATTGAAGTTCGAGTTTCCCCCGAACCGGATGATCGATCGACCATAGGCCAACCTGTTTACACGAATTTAAAAACCGATTCGCTTCAATGTCGTTATCGTCGCCTTCAAAATAAATTGTCAAGGGATACGTTATCGCGCCGGATCCTAAATCTTGAATTCGCGTTCCATCGACTTTGGGATAATCGAAAAAACCCAGGCGCTTTTCAAAACTTCGCGGATTTCCAATCCAAAGCGCGGAAAAAGAATCGCCGTCCGGTGAATCTAACAGAATTTCGGTTTTCAGTCTCGTTTTCCATGTCACGGATTCGCCCCTAGTAATTCCATTTGCAACGGCGGCGCGCCGGTCGTCTTCCCTTCAACGGTTGACCCCGGCGGCGCGCCCGCAATATTTAATTGACCTTGGAAGTTTATTTGACGGCGCGCTTCAACTTCGGTTTGATTCGGCGGAACCCGCGGCGCGACCGACGGCGTTTCGTCGCCGCCTATCCCAAAGAACCGGCCCACCTTCCCCGCAATTCCGCGAATACTTATCTTGTCTATCCCCGCTTTTATCTTATCGAAGAAATCAAGAAACCATTTCTTGACAGGATCCCAATGTTTGATAAGCATAACCGCGCCCGTAATCAAAAGCGCGATCCCGGCGACGATAAGCCCAACCGGATTTAATAGCATGACAGCATTATAAGCGGCTTGCGCGATCGTTAGCGCCTTTGTAATCGCTAAATACGAACCCATGAACGTAAGGATCGCCGGAAAGTATGGTTGAAGCGCGTTAAAGATATCTTTCATTTGATTGAAGTATCCGATCGCCTTCCCTTTAATCAAGTCTTGATTCGCATCGACCCAACCGCGAACCGCGACGGCGATTTCAATTCCCCGATCAACGATCTTTTTTAGTACGGGAAGCATAAGGCCGCCAATAGTCGCGGCCGTTTGCTTCAAATTATCGGTTAACGTCGACGTCCGGCCGGTCAAGGTTAGCGAAGCGTTTTCCATTCCCTTATAAAATTTCCCGCCTTCCGCCGTCATATTACGAAACGCTTTTGTAATTTCTTTCCCGGTCGCTTTTCCGGTCGATATCATTTCCCGCGCTTCGCCAACGGTTACGCCCCATTGTTTTGCTAAAGCGCCCAGGATCGGAACCCCGTTGTTGATAAGCTGGTTAACGTCAATCATGTTAGCCTTGCCCGCGGCTTTAATTTGTGAAAACGCTAGAATGATTCCTTGAAATCGTTCCGCATTTCCGCCCGCGGTGTCGCCCAACATCCGTAAAGTCGGTATCAAATCTTTTTGCGTCGCCGCTTCGAACCCTAAAAGCGTTTTCGTTGCTTGCGACAAAGTTCCAAATTCGAAAGGCGTCGCGGCGGCCGTTGCGTTTAAATCATTAACGATCTTACGCGCATTATCGACAGATCCCGTTAACGTCCCGAAATCGGTTATCGCGTTTTCAACTTTGGCCGCTTCAGAAACGAAAGACTTCATTCCCTGAGAAAGATAAAAGAACCCCTTTTGAACGACGCCCGCGGCCAAAACACCTTTCATTACATCACCAAACCCGCGGCCAGATCGCGACGCCTTCCTGAAAGCCCGCGAAGATTTATCGCCGAACTTATCGGCGGCGTTTCCCATTTTAACGAATTTTTGGGTAACGCGATCTTTAGCGCTAAAGATTGTAGCGATCGCGAAGTTCGGCATTATTTACCTTTCTTTTCCATCGCTTTTCGTTCAGCTTCGTCCATTAATAAATGCCAATCATTCCAGTATTTCATCTCAGTGTAACCCATGGCTTTTATTTCGGACGGCTGGACGCCGCGGTAAAACAAATTACCAATCATTTGTTCAACCGCGGCTATATTTGTAAAAAAAGTAACCCTATCGATTCCGCGATTGACATATCTGCGCCGGTTAATCGGGTTATAGCTGTTTCCCCCAACCCGGTTAAGGATCCAACAAGCGCATATATCTTGCCGAAGGTATCGGTTTCGTCCTTCCCTTTCATGGCAACCTTCGCCCGGCCCGACATTTCCGAATAAACCAATTCAGTCGTATCCCCTTTCGGCTTGATCAAGATTTGAACAATCCGAATCGGATCGCCCGCTTCAATAGAAAGATTCCCTTTCGTAATAGCGCGAATCAATCGATTTTTAGCGGTTTGAAAAGGGACTTGCAAAGAATCGGCCCAATCTTCGGGATCAATGTCGTAATAATCCATGAACAAATTGAATTGTTCTTCGGCCGATTCGCGACTTAATTTTGAATTACCTTCGGTCAAAATACACCCCCTGCAAAATTAAAAGGTTTATGATGCTAGAAAGCTATTCCAGGGATCGCGCGGAAGCAATTGAATAGTCGCGCGGTTTTCTTCGGTTTCCCTGGATTCGAATTCAATCCAACCAACCGTTCGAAAAACGTCGCCCGCGGCCGTTTCATAAGACATTGAAAACGCCGCTTGACTTTCCGCCAATTCCTTTAGGATTTCCCGTTCCGCGCCGTTCGCGATAACGGTTACGCCTTCCCGATTCTCCGCCCGTTTGGTTTGCTTTAGAAAATTTCGGCCTGAAGTCGGAACAACTTCGTTTTCATGAGTCGACCCGATTTCAGTAATATTCGTATCCGCCGCAAAATCAAACGTAATCCCGTTAAGGATTAATTTTTTTGGTGTCCCGGAAACGTCAACCATGATAAAAACCCCCTATAAAAAACGGTTAAAGATTTATGAAGAAAGAACCGCGATACTTGTATCGAATTCAGCGACAGTATCCAGGATAACACCTTCCCCGGAAAGAATAATCGAAAAGATCGCGTCAAAACCGACGTTCCCGGATCGAATTGTTACCGCGCCCGCCTCTTTCAACTTTTCAATGGTGAATTCCGCCGTATAGATCCAAGCCTTCGATTCGAAAGCCCGCGCTAAAGCGGTCAAATCATCTTTAACGGCGTCGATATCCCGCGCTTTTTGACGGTTAACCGTTGACGAAACTTTCGCGACATCCTGAACAATTGAAATGCCCAGCCATTTTTCTTGCTCGAAAGTCGTTCGAATATTTTTCAGAATGTTCTGAAGAATTGAAATATTCCTCATAGATCGATAACCATTGGACGTTACCGCAACCGTCGTCGGCCGGTAAAAGGAAACCACGTTCTGAAGGTATACCGCGCCGTTCTGAACCCGCGTCGGCGATATACCGGATTTAACGGCCGCGTCGCGGCTATCATAGTCGCTTGTCCATCGATCCGACTGATCGCCCGGATCAACGTTCGCAAGCTGAATGCCGACGTATGATTGTTCCGGCCGTTCGTTCGAAATGCGCGCCATATTTCCAACGGCGGCCGCGGCGATTTCTGAAGAATGCGTTCGGGATCCCGGAACCGCGATAATCCCGTTCGCACGATCGGTCAACCGCGCGTCGGTTATTACCTGAAGTGCGGCAAGTCCGGCCGATCCGGCTTGAGTATCGCCGGTAATCGCCCGGAACGGTCGCGAAACCAATTTATCATATAAGCCAAGAAAATCATTCCCCAGCCCAACATAAAGCGAAATGGCATCGATTACAGAGGTTTCTATTCCGTATCCATGAACAACGTCGGTAAAATGATCCTGGTTCGCATCGTCGCCCGTTCCCAAAGCGTTTAGGGCATTTTGAATTGTTCCGGTTCCCAGCCCACCGGATAATTGCGTATAAGTAACGGCCAACCCGGAAGGCAATTCTTCACCCGCGCCGATATTATCCGACATATCAATGTAATTACCCCAACGCGCGTTATCTTTCGCCGTTACGTCAACTTGATTCAATGTAACGCCGTTAACAGCCGCGGTTACTGGAAGATCATTATCGGCATTAATCGCCGCGGCAACGGCCGTCGCCAAATCGTTTGAAGTCATAGTCGACGTAACATTAACCGCGACAAGTTCCGCGCCGATATAAAGCCGGTAAACGCCAACGACGTTTCCGGTAATAGTTACGGTTAAACTTCCGACAGCCTGAGAAGCGCCCGCGCCGTCCGGCTGGGCAATCGCCCAACATTCTATCCCATTCGACCCTTCAAAAACCCGCTTCGCCATTCGATGAATCATAAAACCAAACCCGAATCGCGTTGCGGCGTCTTCAGGCGATAAGATTTGAATCGGCGTATTTTCAACCGGTGAAAGCGTATTGTCATACGTTCCGATAATCAAAATTTTTCGCGGTAAAACTTCGGCCGTCGGCTGGAATTGAACGTTTTTAACTGAAGCGCCAACCGCCGCCGCTAAAGAATTGGTTGATAAACTCATTTTTTTAACCTCCTAAAGTTCCGGCGACGCCGGTTTTTTCGATATCATCGCCAACAATATCAACGGTAATATCGTAATCTTCATTAATAACGCCTTCGTCGCCAAGGATTTGTTCGGCGACCCGGCAACCTAATTGAACCGATCCCGTAAGAACAACATACTCCCCGCGCGGAATTGGGTTATCTTTTTGCAATCCTTGAACCCAACGATTCGAAACTTCACCTTTAGTTTCTAATCCAAGGTGAATATTTCGAGCGTCCATGAGAACTTGATAAATCAAATCGAAAAGTTCGTCAATGGATTCATCGGCAACCGCGGCCGCTTCCTGAAAAGCCGCCATAGCGGCGGCGACTTGCGCCGCGGTCGCGTTCGGATCGTTAATAACGGAAAGATCGCCTTCGGCGGCGCTTGCGGTTGTTAATTCAATTCTAAAAATTGCGTCATGTTGAGTAACCCCGTTTACCCGGCCGCCTTGCTTCGCAAAATCGCCCGAATGAAAAAATACTTGAACCATTCGATCATCGCCCAGCGCTTCGCCCGCGGCTTTCATTTGCCGTTGATAACCTATTGTTCTGTATCGACCATGTTCCGCCGGTCCAAGAACATTATTAATCAGACTATCTTTGACGGTTCGAAACATCATTGTCATAACTGAAGCGCCCTTCGTAAATAAAGCCGGATAAACCCAATCGACCGGCCGCCTTCAGGCGGCCGCGTCGAATCAATAATAAAATCTTCTAAAGTCGCCGTTTGGGATGGGTCAACGGGAATCTTCACGATCCATTTTTCGCCCGCGGCCGGAACGCGCGAAAGCGCCGCCCGGCGTAACGTGACAACCGGCTTATTAATGACAACTTCCTCCCCGGTGTCGGGATTAGTGCGAACGATGTCATAAAGGATTTGACCCCCTAATCTTTCGGGAACCAACGGATCCGCGGGATCGGCTATTTCGGTTATAATCGTTCCGTCGGGATCGATTAAGGTAACAGGAAGTTCCCATTCCCGATTAAGCGTTTTCTTTAGATCCGCGGCGACTTTTTCGCGAAGATTAACCATTGGGTTATGACTGCTTTGTTACAATTTTCTTCAAGTCTTCGTCGACCTTTTCCGGCTTTACTTTTTCAACCGGTTTTTCGCCGATACAACCCAAAGCGATAAGTTCTTTAACGCGTTCATCGGTTACGGCTTCGGGAATCGGTTCGTTTTGTCCGATCAACTTCTTACCAACCCGAAGAACCCCTTTCCCGATCCAAACATAATTTTTTGACTTTGCCATTTCTAAAAACTCCTTCTTTGAAATGATGAAAAAGCGTTCCCGGCGTTAACCGGGAACGCTTGATTACCTATTACCCGTTAAGGCGTCAATGTTGCGGTGAACGTCACGAAGGCGTCGGTCATCGTGGTCGCGAAAATCGGCGCGCTTTGAGAACGAATCGTCACGTTCTTGTGATTCGTCGACATATATGCATCGAAATAAAACATTTCCGGCCGAACGGTATGACCTTGATTTTTTACTCTTGGCGGCATCGGTTGAAGCGACGGAGAGAACCCGAACATTTCTTGATACATCGCGGCGCGTGTCGGAGTCATGGGAAGAACTTCGGACGGCCCGAAATACCGATCGCAACGCGCGCCGGAATAGGCTAAAAGCGCCTGATTGGTCGGCATATAAAGCGTTGCGGTTCCGGCGCTATTGGTGTAAACGTCAACATAGGTGAACAGCCAAACGGTGTATCCTTGCGGCGTCCGAAGTCGCCCGCGCGGAATCAAACCGGCATCGACAAACGGCATAAGATTGGGCGGAACCGGATTATTCGTCGCTACGTCGATCAACTCGAAACGCCTGTTATCGGCCAACGTTTGAACCGCCGTATTCGCCAACAGCGCTTCCATGGATCCGCCGCCCATGATAAGCATATCCGGCGTAACGTGAGCATCGGCCCGGATAAGCGCGCAACCGGTGTCGATGTCGCCTAAGATATCGGATGTTACGACATCCCATTTTGTCGCCGGGGTTATGGTATGCGTTGCCGGGCGATAAAAATCATAAATCAAATCGCTGTTAGTCGTTCCCAGGATTCCCGGCATTTCGCCCGTTAAAATTGACTGAGAAGCGAGATATTCATAAAGGCGAAGCATACGGCGAACGTGTTCTTGATGCTGGATTCGAGCAAGTTCCCGAAGACGATCAAGTTTATCCATATTCGCGTATGGATTTTCCCCGGCTAACCGACGATTCAATTGATCCGCTTCGATTCCGCCTTCTTCTTCAATCAACGGATATACGCGAGAAACGGAAGTAAACTTTTGTTCTTGCGTATTTTGTTGACCTGATATCATTCGGGCATTGGTCCCGCGATGAATCAACGCGGCAAGGCGTTCATTCCCGCGAATGATATCAATTTCAACGATATTCGCATTGGGAGAAAACAAGGTTTTCCCGCCCGCGGCTGGACGGCCGAAAAACGTTTGAAAAGCGGTCGGAACCGAAATAACTTCGCGGTCGTCGAAAACTTCGACCATATACCGGCTATAAGGATCAACCGCTAAAGGTGTCGTAAAAGCGCTCATAATAAAAACCTCCGAAAAAATCTTGTAAAAAGTTTAGTTGTTTTGAATCCCTTTAAACCGGTTTAGGTGTTTTCAAACGAAGAAATATCGATCGTATCTTCGCAAAGAATCCCGCGGGAAGCGAGCCGATCGCGAACCGTCCGAAGATCAACGCAAGTGGCTTCGCCGGGCGCGGTTTCGATTACAGTATCAAGCGTTTTCGAATTTTCGATAACGATTTGATTCTCATCGACCATAACGTTAAGGCCGACCATAATCGGCGCGTCGGTAACATCGCCCGCGACAAGATCGGCGGCGGCAACGGAAGGCCCGACATAAATCCCTTGAGGAATCGCGGCCCCGGTTGTCGCGGTTTCATCGGTAAACGGAACCCATTTCTGACTTGCGGCAACCTTCGCCATAACGGTTCCGAAAACAAGCGCCGTGGCGCGCCCGGCGTCCTGTAACAGCGTTGCATCGCCAAGAACGGCGGCGTTCCCGAAAAGAACAAAGGGAACATTCGTGTTATTCAGTCTTACTTGTAAAGCCATGATTTATACTCCTTTAAGCCTTCAAATTTAAACGTTAGCGGTATTGAATCGAAAAGCCCTTCCCCTTATGCCCCGCGGGCATCCGTCACGCGTTGAATAGCCGCTTGAAGATCTTGTTCACTGTTCAACGTACCATCCGGGGAGACGGCGTTACCTTGTTCAACGGCGTTCGTTTCGCCGGTCGCTTCCGTTTCGCTTTGCGCGGTTTCGGAAGCGGCGGTTTCAGCTTGCGCGTCAAGAACGGCCGCCGCGCCTTCGAGCGCATCGAACCCGGATTCCCCGGTCAAAACCTTGACGGCAAGCGTCTTGATCGCTTCAGGATACTTCGATTCCTTGTTCAGATAAGGAACGACTTTCTTGATCCGCGCTTCAACCCGATCGGAACCGGATTGACTTCCCTTCTCTCTTGCTTCGACGATCGCCGCGTCAAACTGAGCTTTGGCCCCGGCGTTTTCCTTCAGAAATTCCATTAAATCCATTGTCTTTTTCCCTTCATTTGCTTTTGATTGATTGATAGTTGTTTCCCCGTTAGCCGGATTTTCGTCAATATTAGGATCATTTGAAGAATTCGTCAACAACTTTTCGGAATCATTCCGATCCGCCGCAACGGAATTCCCGGCAATCTCTAACGATTGATTATCTTCCGCGCTAAAACCCTTCCTTTTTTTATCGGCACAACCGGCCGTTATAACCATGTCAAATTTCAAGGCGTCGATCATTCCCGTCGAAAAGGCGTCCGGCTTTCCTTCGTCGGGATCCCACGCGATCAAAACGCCACCTTTTCCGAAATCAGAAATAACTTTTTCTTCGGCAATCTTCCGGCCTTCGGCGATTCGGGATATAAAAACCCGTTCCGTCGCGTCGATCCGTTCCCGGATTATATCGCGCCCTTCTTTGGTGTCGATATCGGGAAATTTCTTCGGCGCGTTCTTTGAAACGATCGTTATATCTTTTATTCCAAGGCGTTCATCGTAATTCTTCCAGGAAGTAAAAGCGACAACGACTCCGATCGATCCGAATTCATTCGTCGGCGCGGTCGCCCATATTTCGTCAGCCGCCGACGCCAACCAATAACCCGCGCTTGCGACTAACCCGGTCGCGATCGCTGTTACTTTCTTATGTTTTCTTAATTCCATGATTGCTTGATAAGTTTCGTCGAGTCCATCGACAACGCCGCCGGGAGTATCCATAATCAATCGAACTTCTTTAACCTGATCGCTTGCCTGAACCGTCATAACGGCGTCGATGATATCCTGATAAACGGTCGCGTTGAATCCAAAGAACTTGGAAATATACGACGGTTTCGCATTGGTCAACCGGCCTTTAATGGTGATATACGCCGTATCGCCTTGAACGGAAAGGATATCGTTCGTCGCGCCTTCCGTTTGAAATATCTCGAAGGCTTTTTGACGATCTTCCAACGTCGCGTTTTCAATTTTTTCAAGATACTTTTTTAAATAGGTCGGTTCAACCGCCCAAAGCGTATTATCCATAATTGACCCCTCTTAATATACCGTTATTTCCGGCTTATCCGCTGTTTGAATTAAACGACCTTCCGCAATAATTCGAAACGATAATAACGTTGATAGATTATCTTGTATTATCAATTCTAAAGTTTCCCCCGGAAATAAGCGGATATTTGTTCCGTGTTTATCCCGGCCGCCGAACGTATATCGAACCGCGATCCCGTGGACACCTTGCGCGGGATTCGACGCGTCGTACACGGTGTAATCATATGCATAGTTCGCTAATTCAAGATTTAATTTTATATTCCAAATATTTTTAAGAACGCCGTTGTTTTGTCTTAGAACAACGCCATTTGTCAAACCGTTTACTATATCCCCGAACTTTCCGAAGTCGGGCGCGTTATCACAAGTCATTTGAATCATTATCCGGGTTATGTCAACCGCTTGCCCGGAAACTTGTCCCGGCCCGCGAACCTCAAACGTTTGAGGCGTTATTGACCCATCAACATTTAAATCGCGCGTCGTATTAACCATTTGATCGCCCGCTTCAAAAGCGAAATCAAGCGGCGAATCAACGGTTATATTATTTCCGGCAACCGCTAAAACTTCGCCGAAATAAAATTGATTCGCAACGGCCCCGGAAAAAACCCCTAACCAATCGCCGATAACAATTCCCGTCGAATCGGTAACAACTAAAAGGCGGCTATCAATGACCGCGTTAACGGCCAATGTTGCCAGATTTTTTAATTTAATAAAAAACAAATCAACCGGAACATGAACTATGTCGGGAAGCGCCAAAACTTCCGCGCCGTCGCGCCCGATCGGATCGTTTCCTATGATATCCCATTCCATTATAAATGAACCTGAACCTTTCCGGCTTGCCGTTGAGCGTAAATATAAATATCAAGTGGATCCTTCCCGGATATTTTCGCCGCCGGAAGACGAAGCCGCGTTCCTTCGTCAGCTAAAACCGTCGGCGCGGTTCCGCCGGTTATGCGATACGTCGAATAATAAATCGCGCCGGTTTCAATAACGTAAACCGCGCCCGTCTTAACAGCCGTCGCGACCTTGACCCATGTATCAACCGGAATGTCAAACGATACTGGATTTTGCGACGGCATTATTCATCTTCCTTATCTTCTTTTACTTCCAAAGGCGCTTTAGCCGCCGCGCCCCATGGCGCGTTAGGTAGTTCTTCGAATTCGCGCGCCAATTTTGCCCGGTTCGCCTTTCCGCTTGATCCGTTATGATTTCTTGCAAGTCTGTCAAGTGTTACCGCGCCCATTTCAACATATTGCTTATCCGCCGCCGCGGTCTTTGACGGATCTATATTGGGCATCGGCGAGCCGACCCAACGGTTATTAATCCAGGCGGCTTTTAAGCGCGGATCTAACCATCCGGGCGCGGAAATCCGCCCGGCGGCTATTTCTTCCGAAAGCCACATTTCATAAACCGGATTCAAGAAATCCGACGCCATTTCTTCGCGCCATATTTGCGCCACTCTCCAAAAGAGAATAAGCGACGCCCGCGACGCTGAGAAATTTTTGTCGAACTTCATCAAAAGAACTTCGATCGGCATCGACGACGCCGCGGCAAGATAAGAAGTAAACGAATGAACAAACGAATCAAACGATTCCGACGGCGCGGTTTCCGGGAACGCCTTTAAATCTTCGCCGCCGGTCAAATTGAAAACGCCAACGCTTCCAGGTGTATCCAAGGTCGCTTCCGGTAACGGCGAATAAGAAACCGTCGCGGCCAACGCGTCGGCCGCGTCCGTTGTTCCGTCAAAATCGGGCGCGGTTCCATAAAGGGAAGGAATCGGCCCGGCCCCGCGATTTGTCGCGATATCTTCAAACGGATTTGTCGCGTCCTTATCTTCCGCCGGTTTCGTATACATCATAATTGACGATTGATTAATCGCTTTCTTTATTTGCGCAGAAGTAAAATCGGTTATGTTCTCGAAATCCTGTATCGCTTGTGAAAGCCGGGAATACCCGCGTAATTGACCGGCGTATTCCTGCGAAAACCCATGTAACATAAAAATCCGTTTCGACCTGGACCCCCGCGCCGGAACGTCGACCGATTTATAATAGCCGGGTTTCGACAAATCGGGAACCCATACGCGATATTCAACTTCGCGCCCTTGTTCATCGCGCTTAATTCCATCCTGCGAATATTGCGGCCCGAATGTTGACGTAAAACCCCAGCCTTGAATTTGATCGGGATCAATGAATTCCCATTGAAGCGGATTCAATAAATGCTTTTCGCCGGAATAATAAAGACGAATAAACGTGTCGTTATCTCTATGCTGGCAAATTTGATACAACCTATGGGATTGATAAAAGTTCATTAGCCCGGCGCGATGCTGAACTTTAGCCCGCGCCCATGAATCGAAACGTTGTTCGACGTCATCGGCCCACGCTTCCGCTTGTTCCGGCGTTATACCTAAAATTTCCGCCTTTGGAGTCGCTTCCAACATTAAACCAACGTCGGCGACAGTATCCGCGTAACGATCAACCAAGGCGCGCGCTTGCGAACTTTCGTGGTAAGCGTCTCGCGCATTTCGTCTTAACAAGGAATGGTTTAAAATTCGCCCGCGACCCGACGCCGATAAACCATAGGGCCATTTTGAACCGTCCGAACCGGATCCATAAGTATGACTATAGAAACCGGATCCGAACGAATAACCGGCGGCGTTCTGTTTTACGGGTAAGGAAAGACTTTCAGCGGGCGGCGCGGGTAATAGCTTTTTACGGAAGAAATCTAATATTCCCATTATTAGCGCGTCCTATTGTATTGTTTACGTCGAACGTTCAAATTCATTATACCGGTTCCATTCAAACGACGATAAAGGGATCGGATATTACTTTCAAGCGCGTCAACCGCCATTTGAAGTTCTTCTAATCCCCGGTATTTCGTTTGCTGAGATCCTTCCCCGGTATCCAATCGATAAGAAGCAATCTCCGTTAACGCCGCGGAAAGCGCCGCATTGGCAAGCGCCAATTGTGCTTCCTTCGCGACAATTTCCGCGCGAATGGCGTCCCTTGTTGCGGTTGTTAGCATCGCGACCCCCCTTCGAACCCTGATAATGAAACGCAAAAAATCGTTAATTATTCAGGGATTAACACAAAGGAATCTATCTGTCAACTAAAAAGATCGGGAGTATTTAGCTTCTAAAGCGTCGATTATTGTTCGGCGAGATATTTGTTGAAGTGCGGCCGGTGTCGCGCCTTCGTCCTTCAGCCGAAGTTTTAAATCAAGAACTTGAGCGTCAAGCCAAACGTCGCCCGCGCATAACGCATAAACGCGACAGTCAAGCGCTTCGTTCCGGCGACCCGGCCGACAATAGAAGGAACCATCCGTTCGCTTTTCTTCCGCGGTTAGCTGATCGAAATACTTTTCGCCATAATCAACCGGGAATTCACAAAAGCCCGGCCGTTGTGGATCTATGTCTTGACGTTTGATTTTTAAATTATTGTATATGTGGGTTTTGTAATAGTTCGTCGATATCTCATAAAAAACCGTATCCCCGGATTTCGCCGCCCGATATCTCCTGAAGTTTTGCGGCCCGGCGTCGTCGGTCGGTTCACCTTTTTTCTTTTTAAGCGCCTGGAACCCTTTTATCGGAAATGTATTCGCCCAGCCTTCGCAAAATCGATAAACTTCCGCGGTAACGTTTCCATCCCCGGAATCTATAAAAATTATTTGCGGTTGAAATTCCGCGCCGTCGGCGCGGCGGAAAATTAAATTTGTCTCTTCCGCCCATTCATTTAATTTCTGCCACGCGCCCGCGGCCGGATCGTCAACCGGTCCAAGAAAAGTTAAATATGCGACCGACCAAGTTCTATAACCCGCGCCAATGCCTAAAACTTCCGCTTCCAAGCGCGGCGGATTATTAGGATTCTTTTCCGATCCGCGTTGAACGTCGACCCCCATAACGAGATAAAGAACGCCGTCTTGAACAACCCCCGACGAATACGCGCCGCGTAATTCGATTACGTTTTCCAATTTAGGCCGGGATCCGGTTTCCTGATATGCAAGGCCCAAATATAAATTAACGAACGCCCGCATCCCGTCGGGAGTCGTCAACGCTTCGTCGCGTTCTTGAACTAATTCAGTCCAAGAAAACATCCCAACCGGCGAAAGCAACGAAGGTATATGGTAGGATCGGCGGATAGGATTCGCGTCGGAAACTTCCGGCGTCCATACACCCTTATGAAGAAACATTGATTTATGATGATTGAAAAAAGCGTCATGGCAAAATTCACAAATATAATAACCCCGGATTAAACGCCCGGCTTCGCGATCGGCTTTAATACCATGTTGGGTATCTTCATTCCCGTAAACTAATTCTTGATACTTTCCGCATAGCGGGCAAGGGATCCGAAACTTCCGCCGGTCGCCTTTATTGTATTCTTGCGTTATAAGCGATTGTTCAACGGTCGTCGGCGTCGAAAAGGTAAGGATCTTTTTACGCGCGCCCCAACCACGCGTTCGGCCTTCAGATACTTTTAACCAATTTCCTTCGCCCGTTTTTAATAAAGGCGGCGCGCCGTCAACTTCGTCACGAATTAGGATCCGCTTCGAGTCCATACGAAGGCCCGCGGCGCTTTGGGCGCTTGCCATATCCAAATTCCCGCCGATAAATTCTTTCGAAAATATCTTGTCGCCGGTTCGCCGGGATTTCTTATTTTCGGTTTGAGCGAAAATCTTATGCCGGAATCCACACGAATCAATTAACGGTTCAAGTCGTTTCGTGGCCCATTTCAAAAGAAGTTCCGCGGTCGCCGATATGTATAATATTTCGGACGGGAATTCGTCCATCCAATACGCCATGACGTTTTCCGCGCAAGCCGTCGCGCCAAGCTGAACGCCTTTCATTATATCCGTCATTTGGATAGGCGAAAACGGCGACATACAATCCATAGGTTCAACTAAATACGGCGTTCGGTTATTCCGCCAAAAGCCCGGAAACGGCGTATTTGAGGGAAGGACGCGCTTCCGCTCTATATATTCGGAAATATATTTCATAGGCGGCTTTATAGGCTTTTTGTTGTTCTGTTCGCGCAAACAAGCTAAATCGTCAATTCGGTATTCCGTTTGTAGCATCGCCGATTATTTCCTTTAGTTCCATTTCAACAAGGAACCCATTTAAAATGTCTTTGATATGTTCAAGGATTGCATAAACTTCTTTATCAATTCTTTCAGTCGCGGCCAATACCAACGCGGGATCGTCAACGTTAAAGATCGATGCAAGTTCCGGCGCGAGATTCATACCAAGCATTCGGAATTCATTTACGTCGACAGTGTAAATTTTCCCGAACATCTTCGCGACTAAATCCCGATCGATTAATTTCCGGCGCGCGCGATCCGTTCGCGTTTTTATATCCTGGATTTGTTGAAGTGTCTTTAATTTATTTGTGAACGCTTCGGATATTTCGTTAAATTCTTCGAAAGTAGTATCAGCGCCCAACAACCCTTTAATTTTTGCACGAAGCCCCGGCGAAAGAGTCGTTAACGCGTTCGAACCGCCGTTGTCTTGTCGATCCGCGCGCCCGTTCCCCGGTTTACTTTTTTGAGTATGCAAACGTTTATACGCGCGAGTTTTAGGATCCGTTAAATCCAAGTAAACGCGTTCGCCTTGTTTATGCGCGGTTAAGTCGCCTTTGGAAATAGCGTTCGCGATCGCGTTCGGCGATACTTTACAGGAACGCGCGAATTCGCTTTGGCTTATGAATTTCATACGATGTTTGATCCTTTCTAAAAAAGTCAATGAATTCAATAGGTTTAGAACCCCGGCACGTCCGGCCGAACGCGGCTTCGACAATTA